AATTCTACGGATCAAAGTGTCCTAAAGAAATTCTTACCAGACAGTATAGGACAATTTCTTTCTGATGATCAGCCAGAAGTAACAGTTGACAGCAGAAGAACTGACCTTATTGAGCAAATTAGACAAGCTTTGGTTGACCTTACTGCTGGTGTTATCTATAACGATAAGACAGGTCAATTTGATCCTAGTGTTCAGCTAGTTCGTTTGTTTGAGTATGATAATACCTCTTTGCGTAAAGTAATTAACAACCTTGTAATGACAAAGATCACTTTCAAGGAAGATGCTAACACAGGTTATGCTCTTTATTGTGATATCACTTTTGAGCAAGTTACGTTTGCTTTTTTGAAGAAGACAACAATCCCAAAAGATGTTCAAGATTCTTTGAAAAAGAAGTCTTCAAGCAAAGCTTCAAAGGGTAAACAAGATAGTACACCACAAGATGTTGGAACGGGTGACTCCCCTAAAGATACAGATCCTCTAAGACAGGCAAGGGAAAATGGCTGATAAATATATTGCAATGCCTTTGTTTCCAGACCCTTTCTACACTTACACTATTGCTTTTCAAGGTGACTCATACATTTTTGAGTTTGTTTATAATGAAAGAGCAAAACTGTATTTTATAAATCTGCTGGATGCTGATAATAATCCTATCGTAATGGGGGAAGCTTTGGTTCCAAACTATCCTTTATTTCTGGACTATGCAATATTCCCCCTCACAGGTTTTATCTGGATGGAAGAGAAAGCGGATATTGTCAGCGAGCCTTACAAAGTTTACTCAGATTCAATTGATCAGTATTATAATCTTTTCTATATCTACACAGAGGAAGACTAATGGACTTAATCCAGAGAAACCGCCAGTATAGACTAATAATTGGTGACTATAACTCTGGTGAAGCATTAGAAATAACTGATCTTCAAGTTCAGTTTGATATCAGTAAAAGTACGGATAACAAGAAAAGAACAAATTCTGCTTCTATTGAGGTTACGAACTTATCTATTGAACATATCAGGTTGCTTGATACAGACTATCCAGCAGCAGTATTTGAGGCTGGATACCTTGATACGGGTGGGCCTAAACGACTCTTTTCTGGTCAAGTTACCCACGTTTCTACGAGGAAGTCTGGTACGGATCGGGTTACACAGATACAACTTGGAGATGGCTACGTAGAACTCAATCATCAAATTCTTTCGGAGCTTGTAGCCCCCGGCCAGACTGTCAAAGATGTAGCTGAAGCTATTCGCAAGAATCTGCCCGGTGTATCACGTGGTGTTTATAACGGTACAAATCTTAGTAATGAGATTATATACGGATATCCTCTCATGGGGACTCCTAAAGAGATGCTAGATGAACTTGCTGAGAAGTATGCCTTAGATACTCAGATTGATGATGGTGTTCTGTATGTTCACAACAATGATCGTGCAGCCACTGAGAACTTTAATCAAGCCTATGTTATATCTAAGTACACAGGCTTGATTGAAACTCCTTACAGAGTTTCTGGTGATCGTCGTAGATCAAAAAAGGACAAAGCCAAAAAGCCCGGAATTCAGATGAAGATACTTCTTAATCCAGATATCAAAGCTGGGGATATTATATATCTAGAAGATACTCTCATCACAGGTTGGCTTAAGGTTGAATCTCTTAGACACTCTGGGGGATGGCGTTCGTCAGGCTGGTATACGGAGATTAAAGCCATTAGTTTAGAGAAAGTAGTTCAATCTGGAGCTAAGTAATGAGTTCTGAAGCCGTAGCAGCTATTCAAAGCACAATGACTGGTGCATTTGATAGTTTGATGAATAACAAGTACACCATTATACCTTGTATTGTCGTAGCTGTCAGGGATGGTTTGAACGGTCAGATGGTTGATATACAGCCAACGATTAATCAATTGGAACAAGATGGCACTGTTAAAGAACGTGCTGTAATTCCGGGAGTTCCTGTATCTTTCCAAGTATCTAAAAAGTCTGGGTTCACTTTCCCTATTGAGGTAGGTGATACGGGGACCGCCATGTTCTCTATGAGGAACATGGATGGCTGGAAAGGTGGAAATGGACGACCATCTAGCCCCACAAACTTCGCCAAGATGGATAAGAGTGATGCGATTTTCCTGCCGGGTATCCAACCTCCGGGAATAGCAGTTAACAATCCAGCAAAACATGTACTCACTCACGACACTAAAGATACTGTTTTATTTGGAAACTTGGGTGGCGCCGAGGCAGAGATTAGAATTAGAGCCGATGGTAGTATTGGTATTACAACCAGCAATATGCCTGTGATTATTAATGGATCGGATATTACTGTTAATGCTGCCACAAGTCTTTCTTTTAATACACCGAATCTAACTGTTGATGCTGACGTGACAACATGGATTGGTAATATCAATCTTCAAGGTACACTTACCCAGATCGGTAATTATACAATGACTGGTGTTGCCACCTTCAACGGCGTAATTTTCAATACACACCGTCACGCTCCTTCAACGGTTCCCCCAAGCAATTAAGGAGTCTCTCGTGGATTTCAAACTTGATCCCACATCTTGGGATATTATTTGGCGGAATGGTCCGTTACGTAAAGAAGAAACAACTCAGCCACTTACTGAAACTGTAGGACAGAGATTAAAGATCCGCTTACAAACTTTCCTTGGTGAATGGTTCATTAATACAGTTTATGGTGTTCCGTATTGGCAACGCCTCCTCGGTATTAAGCAAACATCCAAAGCCGCCGCAGACCTAATCTTCCAACAAGAAATACTTAAGGAAGAGGGAGTCAAGGAAATTGTTTCTTTTGAATCAACTTTTGTAAATCGTAAATACTCCCTAGTTTTTAAAGTTCGTGTTGTAACCGGCGAGGTCAGCGCACCTATCGTGATTCAACCATTAAATTAAAGGATTGCACATGGCAGGCTTAACTGACGCTGGATTTATCATTAAACGCTTAGCTGATATCTTAGCCGATGATCGTGCTTTAGCAGTACAACTCTTTCAAGATTTGGTAGTTCCGGGTGATACCGTTGACGTATCAGACTCTTCCGCCCTAGGTCGCCTTATCTCCCTAGCGGCTCCCTCTGAAGCTGATCTATGGGAAGCTGCCCAAGAAGTGTATGCAGCCTTTGACCCAAACTCTGCTACAGGGATTGCTCTAGATAATCTTGTAGCATACGCTGGTATCACTCGTAAAGAGCAAACTTTCACCACATCATCTATTCTCGTAGCTGGGGATACGAACACACTTATCCCTGTAGGACAGACTGTAAGCAGCTCCACAACTGGCGAGCAATTCACTACAGTTGGCGCTATTTCTCTGTCTCCAAGCAACGCTAGCGGTATCACCGTCTCCGTAGTCACCTTAGCCAATAGCACAGCTTACAGCATCAGTTATTCCAATACAACCAGTACCAACACCATCACGTTTACATCTGATGCTAGTGCTACATATGATGAAATCCTGAACGGTCTTCGTACTGTAATTATTGGTGCTCATCCAAGTCTTACAGCCACAGTTGTTGGTAGTGGTGCTACAGGCATTCTGGTAATCAATCGTAATGATATCTTCCAGACAGTAAACTTTACAACTACAGCTAATCTTGGGATTGTTAAAGTTCGTACTGTTGGAGAAGTTGTAGCAACTGTTGCGGGTGTTATTGTTCAGCCTGCAAATACTATTGATACCATTCTGACCCCAATGCTTGGTTGGGATAGTGTAATCAACCCTGTTGCAGCTACTCCCGGAACAGAACGTGAAACTGATGAAGAACTGCGTCTAAGGTTTCGTAACGGTAAGTATGATAGGGCCACCAATACACTAGATGCTATCTATTCAGCCCTCATCAATCTGGATAATGTAAGTGAAGTAACTATCTACGAGAATGATACAAGTGTTGTAGATGGCAATGGCGTTCCAGCTCACAGCTTCTTGCCAATTGTTGTTGGTGGCCTTTCAACAGACATTGCAAATGCTATTTGGGAGAATAAACCAATTGGTATCTTGAGTTATGGGAACACAACTGTAAGTATCAACGATGTTCAAGGTTTTGCTCACAACGTAAGTTTCTCTCGTCCTAATGCTTTGGTTATATACATCTCTATTGATATTACGACGGATGTTAACTTCCCAGCAAATGGTAATGATGCTATCAGAAGTGCAATCATTCAATACTTTGCTGATAATCTTGGTACTGGGGATGATGTAATCTATAGTCGTCTATACACCCCGATCAATAGTATTAGTGGACATCAAGTCGAAAGCTTGAAGATAGGAACATCCCCTTCTCCAACGGGAACTGTTAATATCCCCGTTCCCTTCAACTCTATTGCCTCTATTTCAGCAGTTAATATCATTATCACCTAGTTAGGTGATAATGCCGAGACTGCTACAATGTTTAAGGTGCTCTGCCTTAAGTAAGATAGACTGGGCCACATCTTGCCTAAAACATTTTTCTTTGGAGTATACTAAAACCAATCTTTCGAGTGACTCTGATTTAAGTATCTGCCCTACGTGGTGTGCTTCTTTTTCATCTCGATAAGAACCACCACGTAGAAGTTTTCCTAAATAAGATACTTTTACATTATAAGGCTTGTTTAATTCATTTATCATATCTTCTGTTTTCTCTTTGTAGTTTACCCAACGTAATCTATCGTATTTAGATGAATCGTTAAAAATATCTCTAAGGCTGGCATTTAAATACTGAGGCACCAGCGCACACTGGTCTGGTCCATAGATATTATTCCCTTCAACTAGAATATCTTTATCTAGGTGAAGAGTTTTACCAGAACTATCTTTGTAAACTTTTTGAGAATGATACCATTTCTGGAAGTTGATTCTGTGTAACCAAGCCGGACAGCACTGCGAGTTTGCAACGGATGGAGTTGACTGCTTGAGTTTGGCCGAAGAAGTTCGACGAATCATTTCATACCACATTTTATATTCCGGTATAGCAAGAGAATCATTTTTCTCTGCATTCCAGTAATAGTGTGGCCCACACAACGAAAGATCGTTGATCCCAACACCCTCTACAATGATAATTTTAGACATTAATAACACCTCTTTAAAAATAGAAGTGAATATTTTGACACAGGAACAATTAAATGTCAAATAGAAAATTTAAGGGAGGTAGATATGTCAGAACTCAACCCGTTCAACATTATTGACTATCTCTCCGAAGCACGTTCAAGAGTAACTGAACAGTTCAAGACCGAAGATCATCCGGTATTCGACAAGTACCTCCAACTGCTCCTAGGCGGAAAGATTGAGCTACAAGAAATCTTCCGCCAGCTGATGCAAGAACGTTCGATTGATACTGCTACTGGGGCTCAGTTAGATATTATTGGAGACATTGTTGGTCAACCTCGGGAACTTATTGATACGGCACTTTTAGTCTTCTTTGCATTTCAGGGATATCCTAACGCACAATCTTATGGGGACTTAAACAATCCTGCGTTAGGCGGTCCTTATTATGATATAAATAATCCGCTTGCCGGGAATACACTGCTGACAGATGAACAGTATCGTTTGTTTATTAAAGCTAAAATTATCAAAAATAGTACAAATGCCACACCAAATCAGTTTATTGAGTTTATGCAGTTTGTATTTGGAATAGATATTAATCTTGTAGTGGCTGAAGGTAACGCCGAGTTTACACTGATGATGGGGAGACAACTTACCTCATTTGAGAAGGTTTTGTTGAACTACACATCCTACTCGTCTGGATACCCATCAAGATTTGTCCCTAAACCAATTGGTGTGAGAGTTAATTTTGGTGAGTTCATAGCGGACAATTATTTCGGATTTCAGGGTGCTCCAAATGCCAAAGGCTATGGGGACTTAAACAATCTATCTTTGGGCGGACAGTATGGTCAGCTCCTTTAAAAGGAACAGTAATTAAATGGCAGCAGAAACTAGTAAGCCTAGCATCACATTTCCGTGGGCTTCAGGTGGTGCAATCGTGGCACCAAGTGATGTTAAAATTCAGACCGGCTGGACAGCAGAAGTACCACCTTTTCAATGGGAAAACTACCTTCAAAATCGTCAAGACAGTGGGCTGCTCCATTTGTTTCAGAAGGGTATTAGTGTTTGGTCAGCCACTGAGAACTATTACTTCTCTACAAATGGTGAGCGTTCGTATGTTCAGGGTAGTAATGGTACAATTTACGTTGCTGTTGCACCTAGTTTGAATCAAAACCCTGTTACCGATGTTAGCAACACTTATTGGAAAATTTACAGTCCAAATGGTTCTGTACTAGCTATTAGGCAATTTACCGCCACAACAGCTTACGTCCCCACAATAGGAACTCGTAATGTATATGGGATTCTTGTAGGTGGTGGGGGAGCGGGAGGTGGTGCCCCTTCTACCGCTACCGGTAATACAGCAGCAGGTTTGGGCGGAAGCGCTGGCGGTTTAGCTGAATTTTTGTATCCGGTTTCAACATTCATCGGTCAAACCATAAACATAGGTGTAGGTGGCGCTGGTGTATCGAATGCTGCTGGCGGTGCAGGATCTAACTCAACTTTTGCCGGTATTACAGCATTTGGCGGCGCTCCCGGAGGTGTTGGTGCGAATACAACTCCGCCTTGGCTTCTTGGCGAATCGGGCAACAGTACCACACCCACCGGAGGAAATATTGCGAATATTCCGGGACCAAGTGGTGGTATGTCATTCTCGCTAGTTGCAGCGGCAGTTGTTTCAGGTCGTGGTGGTTCTGGTCGATATGGTACAGGCGGTAACAGCCGTGGTAACATTCGAGGCAATGGTCAGGTCGGAATTGGCTTCGGAGCTGGCGGGGGAGGTGCTGTTGAGGCTTCAGCCGGACCGGGTGGACTTGCTGGGGGAAATGGAACAAACGGTATTTGTATTTTGTGGGAGCTGGCATAATGACTGACCCGAACCGCTGGGCTATTATAAACACTGCAACTAATATTGTGGAAAATGTTATTGCGTGGGACGGTGTAACTGATATGGGTGAATTGCCCGAAGGCTACATTAAAATGCACCACGACTTTGTAAATATTGGTTGGATTTTAGAAAATGGTGAATTAAAAATGCCACCTCCTAAACCACCAACCGCAGAAGAAATGTTACAGAGTCAGACCGTAAAATTACAATCATTGATGGCTTTTACAAGAGTTCAGAAAACCGCACTATCTAACAGGGTTGAAACCCTAGAGGGAGCTGTGGAATTAGATATGGCTACTGTTGGGGAAGTTGAAGAGTTGGCAATAAAAAAGCTAGCCCTAATAGAATGGAAACGCTATGATGTGTATCTTGGTCGTGTAACTGCTCAAAGTGGTTGGTATGAAAATCCAGTCTGGCCTGCCCAGCCAGAAATTCCAACGGTAACATAATGAGCACTACAGATTTTAAAGATTTTGCACAAGTTGTTAATTGCTTGATGTCAACCTATGATGAGATTGTAATTCCCAAAAACAATTACAATCTCAATTCCAGTATTAGTATACCTAGAAATAAAACTCTAAGATTCGAGGCTGGTACATGTCTAAATATATCTTCGGGTGTTGTATTTACTATTCAAGGTGAGTTTAAAGCACCGTGTAGTAGAATATTTTATGGAGAAGGCATTGTCTCAGGGATTAGACAAGTATACCCTGAATGGTGGGGAGCGGAAGGTGGTTCCCCATATAACCAATGGGCATATTTTCAGGCTGCACATGATTGTGTGAAGGGCTCTGCTGGAAGTAAGGGAGGTGTGCCTACAATTTTCGGTGGTTCCGGATTATTCATGTTGGGTAATACATTTACCTTGCAACCAACTGAAGATTGTCCTATACAATTTCGGGGTGCGGGGCATGGAAGTACTGGTACAAGATTTGCTCCATTGCCATCCTTCCCATCTGCCGTAGTGTTCTATGTTTCAGGATCAAATAATCCGACAAACCAGCTTGTTGATCTGCACTTGTCGGATTTCAGTGTTGTACATAATGGTGCCGGCAATGGCTCTGTTGTTACAGGCCTAAGAATTGGAACACCCATCAATGGATATAAGATTGATGGTTGGCATCGAGGTAAAGTTAAAAATATCATGATCAATAATTTCACTATTGGTCTTGAAATTGTACACAGCAGACAAATTAGGTTTGAAAGAGTATCTTGTTGGAATAATCTGGTAACTAACGGTGCTACAGCCTGTTATATTTATCAGGCTGGTGGTTTTAGTGGTGATCTTACTTTTGTGGATTGCCAGTTTGTAGCTAACATCGCTGCTGGATGTGCTGATGTCCGCATAGTTTCAAATAACACCATTTCAAATGGTAGCAACGGCAACATGATTGCTGGTATAAAATTCATAACCTGTGACTTTTACCAAGCAAGCCAAAAGCTAATTATATATGCAAATGCTGGATCTTGGATTAGAGATATTTGGTTAAATTCTTGTCAATTTGATGGGGATAGCGCCCAAGATATTTATATTCAAGCCAATGGTATTCAAAGTCTGATTGACAATTTAAATTTCAATGATTGTTATTGCGCTGGTGGTAACATATCATCTCAACCACAAGTAGCCATTTCTAATACAGGCGGGGCTAAAGTAGGATCCGTGAAGTTTAAAGGCGGCAGTTATCAACTTGCACAGGGGAAAACATTTTCAGTGTCTGGTGTGGCTGGGCTGAGTATAGTTGCAGTATCCGTTAGTGATAATAACAACCAGCAAGGTGCTGCTATCCAACTGACAAATTGCCTGCGACCCGTTGTCAAAGGAAACTCTTTACATAGGGTGACGGAGAATTATTGCAGCTATTTTATTCAAGTAGACTCTGACAATAGTTTTCCAAGTGTTGAAGGAAACATTGGAGCTGGTATTGTGTCTATTAAGTGTGTAAATGATTTGACAGGGAATATCAGTAAAGTGGTCATCAATAATATTTAAATAGAAGGGTCCTATGAAAATTAGTCAGAAAGGTGTAAACCTTATAAAGCAGTTCGAAGGGCTTGAATTAAAAGCTTACAAAGACTCTGTCGGAGTTGTAACTATTGGTTATGGCTCCACTGGCTCTCATGTCTCCATAGGGCAAGTGATCACAGAAGCTCAAGCTGAGGCACTCCTTATAAAGGATTTGTCTCGGTTTGAATCTGGCGTGACTGACCTTGTTAAGGTTCCTCTTACTCAAAATCAGTTTGATGCTCTCGTGTCGTTCAGCTTTAATCTTGGTCTTGGTAATCTTAAATCGTCTACTCTGTTGAAGAAATTGAATCTTAAGGATTACGCTGGTGCAAGTAAAGAGTTCGAACGTTGGAACAAAGCTGGCGGGAAAGTTTTAAATGGTCTTACTCGTAGACGCCTTGCTGAGAAAGAACTATTTCTTTCCTAGGATTTAATATGATAGATTTGGTAAAGAATGAAACAACCCCTCTGACAGCAGATACACAGACAGAAGCCAGTATTGCAGTAACCTTGTCTACACCAGATAAGAAGCTGCAACTAGTGCCCAATTGGAAGAAAGTGCTTTTCACTTATTCCTTCTGGACAAACATCCTGTCTGTTATTCTCACCCTGATTGAAGTTATTCTCCCCTTCTTTGGACTATTGGAGCCAATGCTTACTCCTGCGATCTATGGCGCTGCTATGTTTTGCCTCAACGTGTCAGCAGCAGTATTCAGGCTGATAAAGCAGAAGAGGCTCTGGCCTTCCGAGGATGCTAGTGATGGGAATAAGTAGTTTTGGAATAAGCTTCTATATCATTCTAGCATTGTCAGCAACTACAGCAGGTTTGGGCTGGCTTTCTCTATCACTGCACGACGATAAGGTGGTGGCTGAGAGTCAGCTTAAAGATAGCCTACTCGCGATTTCTAACTACCAAGTTGCCCTCAACTTAAAGGATGCGTCTTGCAATGTAGACGATAAGTCAACTGTCGAGTTCATGCAAGAAAAAGAAGAAGTAAGGGAAAAGATTGACAACCTAGTTGTTAAAATTACTAACCTTAAGAAAGGAATTGCAATAGCACCTTCCGAAACAGAGATACTTAAAAATGCTAAAACTTCTACAATTTATGGTGATGAGCGGCTTTCTCTTGATTTGCGTCTCTTGCTCGACCAAGCCTATTGTCTTGCAAGCCCCGAAGACAACCTATGTAGGTCCACCGGACAGCCTCCTAGTGGCCCCTTGCAAGGCAGCACCATCAGGTGAAAGTGTGATGGATTTGGCAGTGGCCTATAGTAAGGGCACGGCATGTATTTCCATGTGGCAAAAGCAAATGGAAAAGATTAAGAAGAACAAGAAAGAGCAGGAGGCACTTTATAATGTCCATCCAAAATGATGCAAATAGTAAACTTAGTAGTCTGATAGAACGAGCTTGTATTGCCCTATTGGGTATCTGTATATCAGTAATGTTTATGAGTTACCAAGGCGTCACTAAGGATGTAAAAGACTTGAATGACAAGATCGTACTTCTACAGATGGACAAAGTAGGTAAGTCCGATATGAGGGATTTTGAAGTTAGGACTAACTCAAGAATGGATGCGGGCTTCTCTAGTCTTGCTCAACGAGTAGATAGTAACCAACAAGATATCCTACGTCAATTCCAGTTCTATTTTGACAAGGCCAAAAGCGGAAGATAGTAAGCTTGGTCGGGGGATTTTAAATGGTCTGGGTGGTTATAGAACGGTTTGTACATCTTATGACCTTGGTTCTCTTGGTATTGATGATAGTAATTATATTCAATAATAATAAGACTGGGGATGAAAGAAGCTCTTTTAGTTTACAACTTAGTGAACTTAGAGAAGAGAGTAAGAAAGTTTCGGCTAATAACATTAACTACCTTGAAGGGAGAATAAATACATTAGCTGAAGTTCAGGACACTTATCAAGTGAGTACCAGCAGTAAGCTCTACATCCTTGAGAAGAAAATGGATAAATTGGAACAACAGAGTAAGTTGACTTCAAAAGTAATTAACAATAATAATTCAAACGCTGTCATCTACAGCGGTAAAGACCAACAATAATAAAAACTGCTATGCAGACAATAAGGATTGCCATGTCCTTATCTCAGAAATATTTCAGCCCCGAGGACATGAGTCTTTCGGGGCTTTTTCTTTGTTTGGAATTTATTCAGTACGTTTTACGGCTGACTCAAACTTAGATAGGTCAACTTCAAATTTCTTTTGTCTTTCAGTTAACACTTCAATTTTATCAGCAAGCTTTTCTCTCTTCTGGTTTATGAAATATTGTCCGCCAACTATTACAGCGATAAGGCAGATAAGGATGGCAGCAACGTCGATTAAAGGATTTTTCATAGACTAAACCCCATCAACTCTTCTGGTTTCACATCAAACCATTGATTGTCAACCTTCTTTTGTAACACTAGCATTGTCCTACCAACGGCAGGTTCTCGATAGACACGGAATTGGTACTGACCAGTTGCTAATAATTCTTTAATATTCATTTTATACTCTCCAAAAGAAAAGGCTCCACGCCGCGAAGGACATAGAGCCAATATAGCACATCAGATTATTGTGTCAAGCGGCAAGGTGAAGATATTTTGAGTAATCAATCTTACCCGGCAACCCACCATGTGAATATTCAGTAATTTTCTTCTCAAAGAAGTTCCCATGCTTCGAACCAGACAACACCCACTCCATCCACTCCAAAGGATTCTTACCAACATCCTTCATAGATCGAAGCTCTAGCTGATACTCTCGGAACTCGCATAGATAAGAAATATAGTCTTTCATCTCTTGTGCAGTAAGTCCTTCAGCACCACCCATCTCAAATACCAGATCAATAAACTTGAATTCAGCTTGTTTATAGGCTTCAATGAATGCAATAATGACTCGATCTAGTGCCTCATTCTCAAGTTCTGATAGAGACTTTCGACCCTCCTTCAAAGCACGAATGTTGTTAATTACGTGCTCTTGTTCATCTTTCAAGCTCCACTCATTTACATCATTAAAGCCAATCATCAACCCATGTCGCGGAAGGTTCAACAATGTAGCGAACGCTGCAAACAAACCGATACCTTCTCCGAGCAACACTTGGGCAAGGAGCACACAGGTCTTAAGTTCTTCAGAAGCTCCTTCAGGTATAAAATCAGCAGTCATCACATCAAGCTTATCTACCATCTCAATGTAGTCCGAGAAAGCAATCCAATCTTGGTCTGAGAATCCAAATGTTTCAGCACACAAAGCATAAGCTCGTTGGTGTGTAACTTCTCGTGATGCAAACGTCAGGAACATATTACGAATTTCATTGTTCCGAATGTTAGACATCATCTTGGTATAACCAGCACCAACAGTCCTATCCATTTCAGTAAACAAACACAAGGTACGGTCTAGAATGTTTTTGTTTTGCTCGTGACTTACATTCTGTGTAGCCAAACCGTTCTTACTGAAATACTGCTGGATATCATCTTGCAAGTTTACTTGGTGAATATCCCAGTACATTTCAATGCTATGTTTCTGTGCTGCTTCGACTGCCCAGCTATACTGAAATGGTCGATAAGACTTACTCTCTTCAAAAATATTCATTCATCCCTCACATGCTTTACATTCATCGTAAACAATCGTTTTACGCACTGGAACACTGTTCAAAGGTAGCTTACCTCCGACCCCTACACTTGCCTTGGCTACACCTTTAGTGCGGCAATAGTATAGACTTTTTACGCCAGAAGCCCAAGCTTTTACGTGAATATCTGACATCTCTTCCATCGTAATGTCTTTAGGAACAAAGAGGTTCAAACTTTGACTCTGGCACACATACTTCTGTCGGATAGCTGCCAGTTCAACAATCCACATTGGGTCAATTTCATAGGCTGTTTTGAACACCATCTTTTCTTCATCTGTCAAGCAATCAAGATGTTGAACGCTACCCTCAGTCTCTACAATTGACTTCCAGATTTCAGGATTATTAAATCCTTTGTCTTCCAACAACTTTTCAAGGTATTTATTCTTGATTAGAAAGTTGCCAGCACGACCCTGAGCATTGAAAGCACATCCACTCCAAGGCTCGATACTTGGACTTACATCAATCAAACTACTTGAGCTAGCGTTAGGTGCAATAGCAAACAAATGACTATTGCGCATACCACTGCCTTTAGTATCTGGCGACTCTCCCCGTTCTTTGCCAAGTTGCAAACTCTCTGCAATACCTTGACGTTCAATGTTAGAGTGAATCATAGAAACATGTTGTGCTGCACTGTTGAAACCACCTGACTCAAAAGGAATCATCTTACTTTGTAGGTAAGAATGCCAACCCAGTGAACCAATTCCTATGGCACGTTCTTTAGATGCAGAATAGACAGCACGTTTTAGTTCTGGTGGTGCCAAACGAATAAAGTATTCAAGTACGTTATCCAACAGACGTACCAAGTCAGCAACCAAACCTTTATCCTTCCATTCGTCATACATCTCAAGATTCAAACTACTAAGGCAGCAAACAGCAGTACGTTTGTCTGAGGTCATCAGCGTCACTTCACTACATAAGTTGCTTTGACTTACATGGTAAAGTGGCCGCTTAATCCAAGGGCGGATATTGCGGTTAACGGTGTCCTTGAATAACATGTAAGGTTCACCAGTATCATAGCGCAGAGTCAACAACTCTTCCCAAACTTCACGAGCTGGGAGAAATCGACCTGTTGGACCATGTTTTGGATCGACAAGCTCATACTCTTCTCCGTTAATCATTGACATCATAAATGAGTCTGGAATGTTAAGAGCATTGTTCAAGTTAAAGCATTTGTGATTCTGATCGCCACCAACAGGGTTACGCATTTCAATAAATGGTTTTACTTCTGGATGGTCAATATCCAAGTAAGCTGCCATTGAACCACGACGTGAAGCTGTTTGTTTGTATGCAAGAGTATCAGCATCATATCCAGCCAAGTGAGCCATTACACCAGTAGACTTTTCATCTGGAGAGCGGTTAGATGCCCAAATACCAACACCACCACCCATCATTGAAAGCCACTCTGCTTCACTACGAGCTTCTACCAAACCTTTCTTTGTATCTGGAATCTTAGACAAGAAACAAGAAATAGGCATACCATCAGGATCAACATTCTCAGCAAGCCAATCTGAAGCTTCATCAAACTGATCTTTACCAAAAATAGGCCATTCAATATCAACAGCATTACTGAGGACAGGACTTGCAAAAGTAAACCATTTATTACTTACAGCATGGTAGATACGTTCTGCAAACTCATAGTCCCCAAAACAGTAGCATGTGGCAGCACGAGCAAAAGATTCTTGTGGACTGTTCTCATGGTCTTTCTTATAAAAGCCCTTGCGGGTTAACATTGCCTTGCCTTGTTCGGGGATCAGGTTGTCACGAGCGTAATCAATATAAATCCCCAAGTATTCTTTCATGCTCTCTTCGTCAACTTCTTTCAATTCTAACTCCTAGATATTAAATGTTTCTCTTCCAAGCGCAATATCGAGTTTCAATCCGATAGCACGAGCTTTCATAGCATTATGTACTCTAATATCAAAAGATTCTTCTTTGGAGTACTCTTCTAACCTCTTAATGAAGACTTCATACTTAGCTTCTTGCCAAGTTTTATGAGCTTCATTTTGTGTGGTGAAGTGTCCTAAGTTCTTTTGAATTTGATCTTTGTTTCTCTTATCTTTAATAGAAGCTCGGAATATCTTTGAACGGCCCTTAGCAATTTGATCCTTCAACAAGGATACTCCTAAAGGCCACTTACCTCTGATTGCTTTACTAGTTACGAGAAGGGTGTTGATATAGGATGGAACAAATACTGTAGTATCAGGACTATAGATATTACTCCCTTTCACAAGAATGTCTTTATCTAAGTCCAAACCTTTCCAATTTTGTTGTTCCATCCAAGCTTTGAAAACACTAGCTCTTTTCCACTCCTCACAAACTGTTGTATCTTTGTAAGTTGGATGTCTTTCCTTTTCCCTCTCAGAAAAGCCACGGCGAAGCATTTCAAGCCAAGTATTGTAAAAAGGACATTTAGCTACAACATAATCTAAGTCATTTATACCTACTCCATAAATTAGTTTTCTTGTCACGTTCTCTCCTTATTTACTATCCGACTGAATACCGTGACGTTCAGCATAATCACAGAAGTCTCCAGTATTCAAAATCTTGCCCATATTCTTTAGTTGAATGCGAAGGTCAAGGCTGCTGTTCTCAATTTTATTATCCCAAGAACAACCATCACCAGACATCCATTCTGGATCATCACGTTCGTGTGCTTCCCAACGAAGACAATTAACAACTTGTCCACGAAGGTTACGGTGTCGGCATACTACTTCATCCACACCAAGAGTGCAATCCATCCCGTTATCATAAAGATATTTATTAATCAGTTCTTTATTATCTTCACCAAATGCTTCTTTGAAACCTTCAACCAACAACATGTCACTAAGAGAAAGACTATAACCAATCATACGCTTGTATCCTTGAATTTATTAAATGCTTGTTTTGCAGTAAGTGCTAGTTCGTAGTATGCAATAAACTCTGAAAGATTCTCCAGCACTACAAGATTAGCGTGACGTTTCTGAACGCCATCTCGCACTGAAATAAGCTCAGACACTTCAGCAATCCACCATTCAATACCCACATCTTCATTGTTCTGGAAGCTCATTTTATTTCTCCACAAGTGCTTTATACGAAACCGGAAACAACTCTTTAACAATCTCTGCCACTTGTTGCGCAACTACTCGCGTCTCAAATTGTGTGTGCTCATCAAGACGAAGAACAAGCATATCACAGAATGCCCCCAATGTACCACTCCAAATCCATGTCGTCATCATCGACTGAGGAAGAACTTGTCTAGCTTGTTCGGCACAGACGCCCACATCGAGGAGCTTATTGTAAGTATCCAGTGCAACTTCATTTACTTCATGTGGGTGAAAAATACAACTCCCTTCTGGGTTTTCCATATCTCCCAATACGCTAATATCCACTGACTCTTTACTGCTACCTTGCTTTACATTCTCAGCAGCTTTACGCCAAGACTCGGGAGCATAGAATTCTACATTGTCTTTCACATAGCGTCTGCTCACCTCGTTCCATGGAAGAAACTTGTGCTTTACAAGTTGACGTGCTACGAACACTGGAGCCTTTACCCGAACACTAATGAAGCTGTGATTGAACGGTGAATAATGTTTGTGGTTTGCAAGGTACTTAATAAGCTTTTCATCTGACAACTTCAGCCGTTGAAAACCTCCAAGTTCATTTCGATAAAATCGGCTCTCTGGGGCTTTATAGTCTTCTTCAGGAAACTGTGATGGATATTCCCAACCACTTACCTTATCAAAGCTG